GCAATTCTTTACTGGCTTCAAAACCATGCAAATGATATTTCAAGGTTCTCAAGGGCAAGTTGCGGGTGTTGTCAGAGTCTTTCAAGAGCAGCTCTCCAGAAAGGCTGCCCCAAGCAGCAGATTCTGAAGCCAGCAGTGTTTTCCCATCTGTGGCAAACTCACAATTGTGGAAGTCAAAGCTGTCCCAAACCTTCTCTACACTTTCTCCAAAGCGGCGTTTGATCATTTGCACTGTTATTCCAGTGAGCGGGGAATCACCTGGCATCCGATAAGTGATGGCATTATCACTTTGGTGTGCAACGTAAAACTTGTTTTTGGGTTTGGTCTGTAGGCATTTGAAGTTGTTGAAAAGCTCTACTGTGAAGGTGTTGGCTTCTTGTTCCATGCATTCAGTTTCTTTTTCAAACTCCTCCTGCACATTCACCATAAGAGAGGTTTCAAAGATTTTTTTCCAAGTGGCCAGCTGTTCCCCGCTGGTGAAAAACACATCTAAGTCACCAGTAGTCCAGGGATTGTTTTCCCAAAGTTTGCGTGCCGCGCCGCCAGCAATCCAAGGCCCATCAGTAATACTCAAAGGAGGCATTCGAGCAATCAAAGTTTGGAATAAGGGATCAACCACAGGCTTCATCAACATCAGAACGTGCCTCCATTGAGATCTAGATTGCGTGGGGTTGATTGCAGTTGTCCCACAAGTTTTTCTTGTAGTTCCATCACTTTTTGTGCAAGATTTACATCGCGAGCCAACAATGCAGTTAAGCTCAAGGCCAAACTTTCCGCGTCTTCTCTTGACATGCGAATCTCTTTTGAGTTGTAGTCGCGAGCAGTGTTCACCAGTTTCACAAACTGATTGATGGGATCACTGGAAAAGTTGCTGCTCATGGCTGTTTTTGTCCCTCTTTTTGTTTTTTGTTGAGCACTGTATTGAGTTCCAACTTGCTGGAAAATGGCCCCACAGTAGGGGCGTTTTCTACAGTTTCCATCTTGGGACAAAAACTGGGACTCCAGCCATGACTATAGTGAATGCCCCAATATCCAGCTGCAAATCTACTTTTGCTGTGTGCTGTTTTTGAATAGGTAACAAAAGGAGAGTCTTGGACATTTTGTGGATTCGTATGCTTGATTGGCCAAACGCCAATTTTGTCCAAAGGTTCTTCCTTTGCTTCCAGTTGCTCAAAAGTGATGTGCCACCCCAGCGACTTTTCCAACGCCTCTTGACTAGAGAATGTTTCAGTTTTTTGGCTGCTTAGGAGCGTGTAAGATCCATCCTGGGCACTGAGCACTCCAACTCTATTCCCCCATTCAGTCAACATCCAACTTTGTGCACTGATGGGTTTGGCTGAGATTTTCTTCATTGTCAACTACCTTGAACTTTGCCCTACGGGCCTTCGCTTGTGTTTCTGTCTGCCAGTTACACATCAAGTCTGCAACAGCAACCAGCTTTGTCAACTCATCAGGTGCTAGTGCCCCTGGATAAGATTCGTTGAATTTAAGCAATTGTTTTCTTAAGGAGTTTCCATGTTGGTTAAATGAATTTTCAAAAGGCAATATGTTGTAGTCAAAAACACCATCTGCTATTTTTAGGGTTATATCTATACCATCGCGGCACCAAATGCTAGCAGTATTTGGAATTGGGGCCTGTTGCCAATCAAAACTTTCACTAGTAATACAAACCAAACGATTGTTGTTTTTGATGATGCGACTCCAAATTTTGTATAGGTCTGGTTCACCAATAAGTGGTACACACGTCTTTAACCACCATCCGCGGCCAGGATGGCTCTTTTGTTGAAAGTGTGTGATCTCAGGAGGTTGACATGAGACTAGGATGTTCCAGATGTTTTGAAAATCCAAATCCATAGCCCTATTTACTCGGTCAAGTGTCCTTGATATTCACTACTGAAACACACACTGTAATCTGAGGCTGTTTTTTCAATCCGCATCAAACCCCACTGTGCTGCAAATTTCAGCAATGCAATGCCCACTTGTGCCTTACGAGGTTGGTTTACTGCATTTTTGATGCAAGTATCCCAAGTTTCCACAAACTCTTGAGGCTGAGCGGTGAGATCAACAAGAGTACAGTTTCTTTCATATGCGTCACGAACTCGAATCTCTTCTCCGTTGTGGTCTGTCCACGTGCTGAGCATGAGATTGTTCCAGGAATAGCCTTGGGACGCTTTGTTTTCAAATGCTTCCAACATCTTTTTCTTCCGCACACCTGGGAATGCACTCATGACATTATCACTGGCATCACCCCTAATGCATTTTTCAAACAAAATCCATTCAGGATGAGGCACTGGTAGTGCCTCGCCCTTCTTGTTGTGCGCAAGATTGCCATCTTTGTCGTAAATTCCGTTTATGGTATAGAGCAACGCACTGATACCATCGTAAATTTTAACATTCGTGGCTAGCAGTTGTTGAAAGTCACTGTCAGTGCTGACAATCACATGATCATCACCCGGATGCAATTGGATCCAACGTGCAATGAGATCATCTGCTTCAGCTTGTGGCGCCTTCAACACTGTTGCATTGGTACGCGAGCTTACGAACTTAATGAAGTCATCAAGAGCTTCATAAAACACTCGATCTTCTTCCTGTTCATCCGCTGTGCGCTGTCCAGCAGCTACTCGGCGATGAGCTTTGTAAGGCTGGTAAAAATCCCGTCGCCAACTCCTGCTTTCGAGGCAGCACACTAAATGTGACCCATTGAAATCGTTCCACACCTTTTTGATGCTGGTGAAAATAATGTGCATGGCTAAGCCCACTTGTGCATTGAAATCTGGAGCTCTTACACCATATCGAACACGCATCGCCAAATTTTGCAGATCTACAATTACATAAGTGCTCAAAGTTCTATCTCCACTATATGACACAACTCTAGCAAGGCTAGGCAGTGTGTCAACTGTATTCAGTCTTCTGTTTGTTAGGTCGCCTTGCTCTCCGGTTAGTTGGTATAGCAGTGGCAACAAATGCATCATCTTGTTCGCCCAAATCTGAGGCTACGGCTCGACAAACATCTGTTAACCACTTTTCCACTACTTCTTGCTCACTGGCACCTTCATAACCGTGGTTGCGGAGAAATTCCACAAAATAACTGTTGTAATCCAATTCAAAAAAGCTTCGTGACGGATCAGTGGGGTCCCAACTGATGTTGGGCATAGCTACCCAAGGCTCTTTTTTGGCCTCAGCTGTTTGCTTCTCATGCTCATTGCGATCAATTTTGTTGTGTTTGAGTTCAACATCCAACAGGGCTATTGCGCGATCAACACTAGTTTCTTCAGTAGTCAGCATGCATATTTGCTGGTCAAACTCATACTCAGTAAGTTGCCTATATTTCTTTTTGGATTTGAGAGTTTTGATCTCTTTCTGAAGAGGATCTTCCTCATTTATTTCAATCAAGCGTAACTCAAGGTCAAGACCCTGCATAGTGTATTCGGCTTCTGCAATTTGTCTTGTGCGACCTCGTAGACCCCAACTTCCTGGCCAAAGGCCAAAGGGGATTTTTAGATTCTTGCTCATGTTTTTTCCTTGAAGTTGTTTGGGAGCACATAACTGAGATCTTGTAGATCAAACATGTAGTCGGGTGCTGAAAGTGGCACTGCATACCTCACTTGGGGATGGATGTATTTTTGGTGCTCTGAAATAGGACACTCAGCCACCCTACTAGCTAGCGTGGAGAGATTGTGGGGATCCTGACCATACGAGATGGTGAAGAATCCCCGGTTGGCCACCAACAGCTCGCCACTATCTGAATACCAATCAAATCTAATTGGAATGCTCATGCTTAGGCGTAACTTCCAAATAAATGCAATTGCATATTAAAGACGAATCCGTTCTGGACACAATAACGAGCAGCGTGTTCGTGATTGGCTTGAGCAGTTTGCATATTGATAAGCCCTGGCGTCCAAAAACTCACAACTTCATCCACAATACTGCGTTCTTCAAGACTAATTTGATTTTTCTCAGCTCGAATTTGCTTGCTTTTCTGCGGTTCATGGTTGTAAATGTTCATGGGACTTACAAACACTGGCTTACCAGTTTGGTCCCGCCAGTTGTGTGCCCAGTCAGGGACATTATTGTAAGGAGTATCAGAATCTGCACTCATTACAAATTTCAAACAGTCTGCACGGGCCAGCATTGCTTTGTTTGGTTCAAGATACTTGACAGGTTTGCCATTTTTTTCACTGCACTTGGGGCTTACAACTAATGTTGTCTCACGCGGAATGTTTTGTACAATCAGTCCATTGCTTTCAATCTGTGTTTTTGCAAACTGGGTGTTCATGTGTTCCAAAAATGGCACGATGTTTTTTTGTAGCATGGGCTCACCACCTGTTAGTACCAGCACCATGTTGCGCTTTTTCACAGGGTCACTGCCCGGTCCGCCATACACTACGTCTGCCCAAAGAGGCACATTTCCTGAAAAACTATCTGAGATGCTTTTCGCAATTTTAAAATCAATCTCGTCAATAGTCATCCAGTCACCATCATCGAAGAAGGTATCACAAAAACTGCAAGCCAGCTGGCATTTGGCCAGTCGCACAAACACAGCTGGCTCTCCTCGATAAGGACCTTCACCCTGAAAAGTTGTGAAAATACTTGTTACAAAAAGTTTATCTCCAGCATTTTCAAAATAAGATTGTCCTACTATAGTATTTTTACCAAACATATATGCCTCCTGAGTGTTAAGATAAGTTTGTAGCAATCAAACATCAGCGTCAAGCTCTAGATGTCAACGCTGTCCAAAAACAAACATGTGC